TACCATGCGACTTCAATGTAAATACATTATCGTTTGCTTCAAGGATAGATACTAATCTATGCTTAGCACCTTTACCGAAACGTTTTTCAGTCAAGTCACGTGTGCGGGATTCTGGAGTATCAATACCCATAAATCGAATTCGTTTGGTGGTCCACACATCAAAACCTAAGTCAATATAAGCATCAAGTGTATCGCCATCAACAACTCGTTTAACCTTTGCTTGATAGTCAAACATTAAGACTTACCTAAGTAGAATGAACCTGCGGCAAGTATAGAAATCTTCAACCATTCAAAATGTACAATAGCATTTTCGAATGTATAGAATTCAGTAACTGTTTTCTTAGTATCAATTAGACCAAGGAAACTGAATCCTTGTTCTTGTGTAACTGGAACTACAATATCTAGTCCAGTCAAAGCGCCCATCATTGCCCAACCACCTAAGAATAACATTGTTAATACAAAGATACGTCTTGTTAGTTTTGAGAATGGATCACTTGTACGTTTTGCTGCAGCATCGGCAGACTCGGTAGCAGATTTTCTGTCTTTTGCTTTAACTTCTTGCTCGGCATTAATCTTTTCAATTAGAAGTTTCTGTTGCTCACGTTTTGCTTTTTGAGCAGCGTCCATAAATTTGAACAAACCTCCCATTGCAGCACCACCTGCCATTGTTATCAGTTCTACAGGAATCATATTTATCACCTTTATTATTATCGTTTTACCATATTTATAAGATATGCCGTTCCAGAGACGATTGCTAATATGAATGCCCACCAAGGAAAGTTCCTTTCTTCCTTAGTAGGTTTAGGTGTTTCTGTTTTAGTTGGGATGATTGGAGTTACTTTGGGTGGATTCCAATTCTTAACTGGTTCAACCTTCTTCACCTTTTTCTTGACAACTGCGTTTGGTTCTTCAGCAACAAGTTGTACTGCATTTAGTGAAGACGATATTATATCAAACGTTGAACATCCACTCAAGAATAGAATGGACGTTAGTAGTAATGCTTTAGTGGTTACGTCTTTGATTAAATACACAGATGAACATTAAGTCTTCATCATCAGACTTGTTATATACTTTATGATATGCCCCATCTGGAATAATAAATGCTTTACCTGCTTCAATGTGATGTTCCAAATCACCAATAATCATAGATCCTTGACCAGATAGGAATGTATAAACTTCTTCAATACCTTCGTGACTGTGACCAGATGTTTCTTGACTTGGTTTAAGTATTGTGGTTGAAACGGTTAGTTGTTCTAGATCTGTATTATCCACAATAGTATAAGTATCATTATCCTTTACTACATCACCGTCTAACATTCTAGTTGCTTGATTTTCACACACTTGTTTCTTTAAACCAGATGATGAGAAGTTGTGGTCACGTCTATTATAATATGTATCAATTGGCAAGTCGTCACCAGTGAAAGAACTATCTCTATAATCAGATCCAATAAACCTTACGTCAATATGATACAGTTGAAGTAAATCAATCAACTCTGCTTCAGTATTGTAGGGGATAATCTCATCAACATACTTAACTGCTGACAATTGAGCATAACGTTCAACCACAGATTGCACTGGGTATCTACCATTCTTATGAGGATTAACGTTTAGACCAACGATTAGTTTATCACAATTTTCACTACACTCTTTAAGCATAGCAATATGACCTGCGTGTAACAAGTCGAACGAACTACAAGTAAACCCTATCTTCTGCCAATTATCTTCATTCATAATATATCCTCTATTTAAAATTAAGTCGTTATCACTTATTATACTCTATAACGACTACTATGTCAATCTTTAAGTGCATTAAAGTATATTATACTATCCTTTTAACATCTTTTGTAATTCCGCAGTACTGCCTACGAATAAAGCATTCGTCACGTTCTGTGCTGTATTAGTGCTACCAGTATCTTCTTCCTCACGTTGTAACTCTTTTACTTTCTTTTGAATAGATAGTAAATCTTTGTTAGCATCCATTAAGGTTTTTGATAACGTAGCAACTACTTCAAAAGCACGTGGGTGTTCTGAAACCTTTGCTAGATCTAATAGAGAGTCTAGTGCTTGTGTACCTTTATCAATAACACTGTAAAGGTTTTCTCTAGCAAACTCGTAGTCATCGTTGATGTCAGTTTGCTTATCACCGTGTACGACTGCAGTTGAGATCGCAGTATCAGTTTCAATTAAGTCTGAGTCTACGTCTAGTATATCGTTAAGGTTTTTGGTTAGATTTGTTGTCATAATATATTCTCATTGTTTAGTCGTGATTGTGTCGATCCTTTCCATCAAAGTAATCAAACTTATCAAATGCATAACCATAGTCAGTATTAGAAGTAATACCACCAATTGCTATACTCGCACTTGAATTAGAAGTAGGATTGCCATTTGCCAATAGACCTGGAGTCAATTTAATCTTAGAGTCAGGTCCACCTGTTAGGTCTGATGTAAAGTCAAGTATAGTTCTTTTAATAACACCCTTGTTACTTACTGGTCCAAAGATATAACCTTTAACCGTAAATGTAAATGTGTAGATGATGGCACGTCTAGACTGGAAGTCTGCATCATATGCATCTTCAATACTCATACCAGTTAATACAGTAGGAATATCATAATACTCATTCATCTCAGGAACAAGTTTGACTGAATTAGTCCACTCTGGTCTGAAGAACGGTAGGATTTGCTCAACAACTTGAACAGCATCCTCATTGTTATCGAACATACCACTTAACGTGATATTAATATCATAAGGAACTGGAGTAAATTGTGAACGATTTTTGTCAGCACCTTTACTTATATTGGTGTTACGTTGCATCTTGTTCAACGTTCTAGTCGGATCGTAAGTCATATCCGTAACTTCAAACGAAAGTCTAGGTAAAGTTATTGCTACCTTTTTATTAAGGTTAGCATCATCTCTTAAACGTACAAGAAACTTTTCTTTTGGACCATAAGCAATAGGAACACGAATAGTTTGTACTGCCGTTCCTGCTTTATTAAAACGAGAAACGTCTATGTCGTTGAACATATTGCCAAACATAATAATATGTTTTCTTATAGCACTATGATAGTATGAATGTCCGAACATATGTTACCACCCTGTCCCTTCAGAGAACGGATTGCTCTCTGAAAAATCTATAAAGTCTGCTGATGAAGTTTGGAAGAATTCGTTATTAGCAGACTTATCTGCAGTCTCAACACGGAATCCATCTTGTATCATTTGATCGCCACTTTCAAACGCAAGAACGTTACCATCTTCATCAAGTAATTCGAAGAATGACATATCACCAGATAAATCATCTTCAAGTGCATCGATACCAGCAATACCAGTGTCAATAACTTGATGACTGTATTCAAATAATTCACAACGTAAGTCGTAGGTTTGTAACCCACCCATCTGATAGAAAATTGCTTCGTGTTCAACGAACTTAACCTCAAACGTTTTACCGTTAAGGGGGAAGTAAATTAAATCACCCTCAGCAGGTCTACCAATAGATTCGGTTGTATCACTAATAGCAATCTCTTCACCGAATCGTCTTTGCGAAATAGTGAGAACCATCTCATCTCTAATCTCAAGTCCAAACTTAGAAAGGAAGTCGCCATCACCCTCGAAACCGTCAGTTGATTTGACATACATTTCTAGAGGATATGCATTCTCAAATTTAGATAGAACATCTTCACCAAATAAGTTATCTTCGGCGACCATAGTTCTAGGCAAGTAGAAACACTCAATGCCATAGATCTTGATGCTCTCAATAATCAGGTCTTCAATTAGACTCTGTTCTTGGAAGTTTCCATAGTTGTTAAAGTAAAGATTAGTCGTAGACATATTAACCTGTTAAGTCAAATACTAAACCACCTTGATTAGTAATTACTTCTTCTTCAAGTTTAGCAATTTCCTCAGTAGCATCTTGTAGTATTTGCGTACCATTAAAGGTAACTCCACCTGGAAGTTGCATTCCTTCAAACTTAGAAAGGTTTTGACCCCATTGCTTTTTAATCAACGCAGTAGCATAGCGTCTCAACCACCAATCACCATAAACTTGTGAATAAGTTTCAGGATCCATTGCTTTGTAGCATTCAATAATAACATACTCACCAGCAGTTAAACTTGACCAATCAGCATCTAAATATAATTTATCAGTATGACGACTAAACCTGTAACGTTGTCTACCCACAAGTAATTCTTGCATTAAGGCAACACGTTCCATTGACATTACAAAATTAGCAAACTGATAACCAGTCCAGTTTTGAATATCGTTTAGTGTGATTTGATACTTAGCATTGAAGATGTTATTAGAACTTGTATTATTACCCAAAGGGAATATATCAATAATGCTATTAACAGTAGTAGGGATTGCGATATACTTATTAGTAATATCAGTAGCAGTTAGTTGATGCTTTAAGAATGTTCTCTCTGTACCATCATAGTGATAGTCGTGATAGAATGCGAGTGCATCGTCAAGTCGGTCTTGTATTTGGTCTTCATCAACGTTAATCTCGATGACTGGAGCACCTAAACGTCTTAGACAATACTTTTTAAGTTCTTCTCTAGTAGTGGGGTTTGCCATTGAATAGTTCCGGAATGTATTTGTATAGAACTATTTATAATAATTTTAATTATGGTGGTGTATAGTTTCCTTTAAGACTGAATGATGATTACCCATTAAATCGACTTCATTGATGATTTTATTTTTAGTGGATTCTAACATACTTAGAGTGTATTCAATTTCTTCCTTCCTTTTAACTAAACATTCTTCTGTTAATGTCGTACGGTTTAGTAGGATGTTGTTTTCCATATTTAATATATTAAACCCAATAACAATTTGTTTTAGATTTGTCGCATTAAAGAATACTTCACTCTCATCATAATCCCATATCCATTTTGATTCTAATTTGTGTATGTAATCTAGTAGTTCTTTAGTTGGTGTTATATTATTTTTTATATGTTTCCAATAAGGAGTGTCTTCTCTTTTTGTATTTAGATAGTGTAGGGTTATGAAATTGACAACTTCTTTAAATGCTGCAATAGAATTTCGGTTAAACCTTTCTCTTGTTAAGTTATTAATATTACCATCTTGATCATTCATATAATCAATAAATTTACTAAGGGATTCAATAACGAATGATAACCCAGTAGATTCTAATGGTTCAACAAACCCAGAGGATAATCCTACCGCTAAGCAGTTTCCTTTCCAAGGTGTTTCTTGATAACCAATACGCATTTTAAGATGAAGCATGTCTAGATCTTTTGTTCTTTCTACACCATACTTACCTTTAAGGTGTGCTTTAAATTCTTTTTCTGCCGTTTCCTTGTCAACGAAAGAACTACTATACACATACCCAGCACCTATTCTTGACCATAAAGGGATTTCCCAACACCAACCATTCTCAATTGCTTGTGCGCTTGTTAGTGGGGTTAGTTCTTTCTCTTTATCATTATACTTAATCTTTGTTGCTATTGCTCTATCGTTTGGTAGGATATCTGTGAGGTCAATAAACTCGCTCCCAAGTGCGTCACTAATCAACGCAGATCTAAACCCCGTGCAGTCTATGAAAAAATCAGATTCTATATTCCCGTTATCTTGAGTTGTTACTGAGGTTATAATTCCATCATCAACTTCAACGTTGGTAACTAAATCCTCTATATGAGTCATCCCAAGTTTTAAACTTTTTTCTTTAGCAAACTCGCCAAATTTAGACGCATCAAAATGAAATGCATGCCACGTGCTATCTTCACCACATCTCTTATCAAACTTATTTTTATCTGCCATATAATGCGTGGCAAAGAAAGTCTTTGAATAGTCTGTGTTTGGTAAAGGGTTATGTGCGAATTTCTTAACACCCCAATCATATACGTTGCTATCGTCTTGTTCTTCTTGAGTTGTTAGTGCGTGATATACAATATCTGATTTAGATGTGGTGTTGAAATTCCTAAAATCACCACCAACTTTATAGGTAGCATCAGTAAATTTCATCCAATCTTTTTCTTTAAGACCTAAGTATTCATTAAAGAATCTTAAAACTCCAGGTTGTGTTGATTCCCCAACTCCTACAGTTTTAATAGTTTTAGATTCGACTAGTGTGAGTTGTATAGATGGTAGGTTTTTCAGAATGGATAGTGCTGTTATCCAACCAGCAGATCCACCACCAACTATACATATTGATTTTATTTCCATAATATAAATTATACTATATTATGGGGGAAAAGTAAAGTTTTTAGTTAATTAATGTAAATCAACTACTGGTAAAGCATCAGGAGGTGTAGGAAAAACTACATCTTCAGGATTAGTAAACGTTGTAGGTATATCTCTCAACTCTTGTCTGAAAGTTGCCCATTTAGTTTTCTTTGCTGCAGTAACAGATTGAGTCGCATCAGCTGCTTGAGTCCAATCAGAATTGATTAACTGCCAATCTCTTTGAAGTCTAACGAAGTCCCACTTTAGTTCGGTTGATAAAGCAACAACATTCCATTTAGTCCAAACATCATCAACAAGAGATGGTGTAGTAACTACTACCAACTTTTCTATTGACTCATCAACAGTAGGTTCTGTTTGAATATTGTATAATTTGTATGATTTATAAACATCACCGTCTAAGTATGGATCAACATCGATTGATATCTGACCATCAGGTATAATATCAATAGAATCTTCTACTGCTGTTAGGTTATTTTCTGTCATAAAACTATCATCAGGAATTCCGCCAGGGAATGCCCAATTAGGATATGCTTCTTTTAAATTTATTTTTTCGTCTGTATTTACATCAGTTGTATAATACATATATTACTCCTTATTGCTTTATGTTTATGCTGCTGCCACTGTTAATCTTTGTACTGAACCATTACCACCTGCGCCGCCACACGTACAAGATGATGTAGTAGCACCACCAGAAACTGATGTTGAACCACTAAAACTGTCTGTAACTGACATAATTAAAATATTGCCACCACCAGATGCGCCACCATGTGCAGATACTGCCCCTAGAGCATCATTATTAATTCCTTGAGCAGTTATTGTACCAGAACCTGATATTGTACCACCAACGATAATGATAATTGCACCACCAGTTCCAGTAACTGCGGTTCCGATGTTATAACCATTACCACCTG